ATGGTAGCATGTGGCAGGCAGACTTTAAAGATTCGCCATCAGCACAATGGGAGATCAAAGATGTCAAACGCAAACTCTATAGAGCAGTCGCAAACGTTAACATTCTTGAAGGTATTAGGTTCTACGTTAGTTTTGCTTGTAGTTTCGCATTCGGTGAACTTAAGCTTATGGAGGGATCCGCTAAAATCATCTCTCTTATCGCAAGAGACGAAAACCAACATCTAGCCATTACTCAGAACATTCTGAATAAGTGGAGAGATGGTGATGATCCAGAAATGAAACAGATTGCAAAAGAAGAAGAAGAGTGGGTTTATGCAATGTTTGATCGTGCTGTAAACGAAGAAAAGAAATGGGCAGATTATCTGTTCAAAGATGGCAGTATGATTGGTCTGAATGATAAACTTCTTCAACAATACGTAGAGTGGATTGCAAATAGAAGACTTAAGGCAATTGGGTTAAAGCCCCAATACGATATTTCAGCAAACAATAATCCATTACCTTGGACTCAGCACTGGATTTCCTCTAAAGGTCTCCAGGTGGCACCCCAGGAAACGGAAGTCGAAAGTTATGTAGTTGGTGGAATCAAACAAGATGTGAAAAAGGACACATTTAGTGGTTTCAAACTGTAATAATATAAAAAATCTTTATAGATAGGGGAGAGAGATCTCCCTTTTTTTAATGCCCAAAAATCAACTTACAAAAGACGAAATAAAAGTTCGTGTGTTAAAATTAAAAGATAGATTATATAAAGACCAACCGAGTTGGGATGCCAAAGGACTTGCTCATAAATATCTGAACGAAGTCCTTGATATAATTGATGAGTATAGATATTGACTATGAAAACCCTTGGATGTATAATGAGGTTCCTTTTACCAGTGCTGATATTGGGGACAACTTTGGTTTTGTTTATCTCATTACCAATAAGACCAACAACAGAAAATACATTGGGAGGAAATATCTGTGGCAGTTCAGAACTCCTAAAGGTAAAAAAAGAAAAGTAAAATCGGAATCTGATTGGAAAAACTATTATGGGTCTTGTCCGGAACTTAAAGAAGACATTGACAAATTTGGCAGAGAAAATTTTAGTAGAACTATCTTATCATTACATAAAACAAAGGGCAAAACAAACTATGAGGAGACCAGACAACTCTTCGTCAACAATGTCCTCACAGAAGCACTTGACACAGGAGAACCAGCATTCTACAATTCCAATGTCCTCTCCAGATATTTCCGAAAAGACTACTATGGAAACACAGATTGAACCAGTTCCTTATGTGAGGGAGTGGTGTATTGATCGAATCCATCACCTTGCAGATCATGGTGGAGTAGAGGATCAATTTAATGCAGTTGCTCTTGCAGAAGAGTTTGATGAGTGGATCAACATTCCTGAGGGAACTCAGGAGCTTGATTATCTTTGCTTGGAAGAAGAAGGTTGGGGAGATCAAGAAGTTGATATTCGGTAAACCAAACACTTGACTTTTACTAAATATTAACTTATTATGCAAAATCCCACTCCAAAAGGGTGGGATTTTTGTTATGAGACTTTGATTTGATTTAGAGCCGTGGGCACTGCCCCTGAGAAGGGGAACTTCTCCTTTGCTTATACGGATGTAGAGTTCAACTAATTTTAATGCTTTTTAAAACACTTTCAATTCTTGCTTTTGGTCTTGTCGGTCTGGCACCCGTAACAGCAAAAGCAGCGAGTGGTTGTACCCTCGCATCACATTATGGAGTTGGTGATGGTTATCATGGACAGACCACTGCTAACGGTGAACGGTACAATGCTTATGGAAATTCTGTAGCACATCGATGGATGCCATTTGGTACACGACTTAAAGTTACAAATCAACGAAATGGTAAGTCGGTGATTGTGCGTGTAAATGATCGTGGACCTTATGTTGGTAACAGAGACCTTGACCTGTCTTATGGTGCTTTCTCTACTATTGCTCCTCCAGGGCAAGGTGTTGTAAAAGTTTGTTACACTGAAGTTTGATACATTAATAGAATAATAAATACAGGGGAGTGGTTGCTACTCCCCTTTTTTTATGTTCAATTTTAACTTCGGTAAGAAGAAACCAGATAAGAAGCAGATAATCCTTATAGGCATCGTACTCAGCGGTATCGTAGCAACCCTCTCCCAATGCACAGGAGTGTCCCAGAAGACCCTGTGGGACCTCCTAGACGAGGTACAGAGGACTCTGTTCCCACAGACCATTATCAACGATGTCCTGCTTAAAGACCCTGCTGTGGTGGAGAGCAGAGTCAAGAGAGATGTAGACAGAGCCATAAGAGAATATGAGGACTTGACAAAGGACTCAGAACCACCTAGAGTACCTTTGCCACGGTTGATAGAGAAAGCTCCAGATGAAGCTTTGTGTTACTCTGAAGAGTGTAAAAAACTCGGAGGAGAAATGAGAATCTGTTCTCCATGGCTTGACACCTGTAAAGAGGAGTGATATACTAAACAAGTAAACAACAAGGGCCCATAGTTAAGGGGATATAACTCTCGCCTTCTAAGCGATCATCCCAGGTTCGAATCCTGGTGGGCCTGTTGACAATCAGACTTAAATAGTTTATGATTGTCTTATGCGAAATTGGTGTAGTGGTAACATCCCATCCTTCCAAGTTGGTGTCACGGGTTCGAATCCCGTATTTCGCTCTCCTCTGCGTAGTCTATTGGTAAGGACACCCCGATAAGGGAGTTGGAAATTGGGTTCGATTCCCAACCAGAGGCACATAAAAGACCTTGAGAGTAATCTCTAAACTGTAGGTTGGTTCACCTACACATATTCCCCAATAGTTCAGTGGTAGAACTCAAAACTGTTAATTTTGCTGTCCCTCGTTCGAATCGAGGTTGGGGAGTTCACTGCCATCTAATGCAGTGAAAATCGCATCAAGTGTCTGATGCTGGTGGTGGGCACTCATCACCTTTCGGGAGCATAGCTCAGCGGTAGCAGCGTCTGCTTTACACGCAGAATGTCGGGGGTTCGAATCCCTCTGCTCCCACTTATATAAATACTCCAAAAAGAGTATAATGGAATCACTTTATAAACTACTATCTGATACTCAAGCAAGTCTTTTTGTTCTCTTTCAAAAGACTTGGTTGTATCATTGGGACGTTGTTGGTGATGACTTCAAACAGTTCCATGATTTGTTCGGAGAACAATATGAAGCAATGTTTGGTGAGATTGACAGAATCACTGAACATATGAGATACTTAAATATAAAACCAGTTCCTACTCTTTCTAGAATTACTGAAGTATCTCATATTACAGAAGCAAATAGTGGACTAGATACTATGGGAATGGTTCGTGATCTGATGGAAGGACACCAAAAGATTGTTGACCTTCTTAATCAAGTATCAGAGGAAGCAGAGTCAAAGAAATCAAAAGGTACTATTAATCTTGTTGATGATTTAAATGAAGCACATGGTAAGCATATTTGGATGTTAAGATCCTTTACCCAATGAAAAAGAAAACCTTTAACAAACTGATTCAAAAACCTTTGAGGTTTCACCACCAAGATATTCATGAAGAACTTGATATTATTAAGTTGGAACTATTAGAGATTAGGAGATTATTGCAAGATGTTAATCGTGAGATGCAAGGATTGCAACAGGGAGATAGCAAGCACGAATAAAACTCAAGTGTGTGGTTGTCAGAATATGATGACCGTCAAAGGTGATAGTGTTTCAGCACTTGACTTAAGTAGAGTAGTTATGGTAAACTCTACAGAGAAAGAACAAAGAAATGTTCTGACTTCTCAAGATCTTGCTTTTCAGGAAGCAAGAAGACAACGCAAGGTTCGTAAACTGGACTTTGAGATTCGTTGATCTTTTATTGGTAGCGTGGCAGAGTCCGGTTTATTGCGTTTGTCTTGAAAACAAATGAGGGTAACACCTCCACTGGTTCAAATCCAGTCGCTACCGTTTTAGTTACATAAGATACAGATTTAAAATTTTATTCGGTTTTCTGTATCGTATTGTTACAAAATGCTGACATTGAGTTGACTTTGGAAAACTCTTGATTAGTATATAATAGTAATACGCATCACGGAAATGGACCAACATACTTATAATAATTGGGTCCGTATAAAGGAAACATTTGAAACATCTGGTAATACAGATAACATGTTTTATAAGAGAGCAGTAGAGATAGTTAAGACAAGAAGAGATCCTCTAGCAAAGTTTCTTGGAGATGAGAAGTGATGGAACCTCATGATGAATTTATTACTAGAACTGAAGTGCAGGAGATGATTGATGATGCCATACGAAGACATAATCGTAATGCTTCGATTATTTCAATGTGTGTTGGTTGGGTTGTTCTTGCTCTTTTTGCTGAGGGTCTGCTTCGACTTATTGGAGTAATACCGCCATTATTACCATGGCTCAAAATCACATTGAACTGATTGGTTGCTTGCTTTTATTGGTCTTTGGTGCTACAATGTTTTACCAGGGAACAATGATTATTAAAGGACAAAGAGGTTATAAGCACTGTGAGATAGACAAAAAAGAATCCGAAGATATGCGTCGTAGAATAGAGGAGTTACTTAAGGAAAAATGAATCACCTTGTCGTAAATCTATTAAATAATAATGTGTTTCTTGGAATACTTTGCTACCTCTTGACAATGGTTCCAATCTTAGGTATAATGATTGTACACAAAAACAAATAACGGGGTGTAAGTCAGAGGTAGACGGCTTGCTTTGGGAGCAAGAAGACGCTGGTTCGATACCAGTCACCCCGACTCATAAAACTCACTTTATGAAAATGCAAGAGATTTCTGAACTTAAATCATTCACAGTAGAAGAGTTTCAAAATGACTTTGACAATCTTATGAATAGAGTAGAACAAGGAGAATCATTTATCATAACGAGTGAGCACGGCAGCTCAGTTATGGTGCCATATAAAGAAGTGGTACATGTCTTTGAAGAATGTGGTGTGAGTGAGGATATAATACTCATTCACACTGATCACGAAGAGGGTTCGTGATTTTCATGGTTCTGTCGCCTATTGGTTAAGGCCGACACCTTATAAGTGTCTGAACGGAGTTCAATTCTCCGCAGAACCACTTTGCAGGTTTAGCAATCTGGTAGAATGCTCAAAACTCATAATTCCGCGAAGGATGGGTTCGATCCACGCAAGGAGCACTAGGACAGAAACTCTTCTGTCCACCTTGACTTCTCCAAGTCAAACCCTTATAATACTAAGGTCAACATTCAAAACAATGACTCTTACAGCAAAATTCAAGAAAGACATCCAAACTCTTCGTGGTGCAGCAAACGGTGAATTTTATCTTGATGTAAAGAATCCGAAACTCTACAAAAAAGTTCGTCGGTACTATGAAAGTGAAGGTGTAGTGTTCTCTGGTGATCCTTTGGATGATTATGAAATGCTTATGGAATATGTCTATCAAGATCTTGAATCTGTTGAGGTTGCGTGATGAAAGTAATCAGGAAACCTACTGTTATTATGGAAAGGTTCCCTTATCGTTATGTCCAAGTTGGCACCTTGGAAATCAATGGGAAACCTGATTATCGTATTCAAAAGATAGACTCTTACACTGGACGATACCGTGACATGTATCTTTGTGATAATGAAATGCAGTTAATGACTGCTATGGAAGATTATGATTATACATGTTGGTTAGATCCAGATCGAGTTCCTTGCTATGTAAAAGATGATTGATAAATAAATCAAAACTTCTTTTAAAAATGGTAATCAAAAAGACTACTTCAACACCAGTTTCTGCAACTGTATCTACAATTTCTTCAACTAACACTAAAGAATTGGAGACAAAGGTAGTAGAATTGGAGACAAAGGTAGTAGAATTGGAGACAAAGGTAGTAGAATTGGAAATCAAATTAGAAACCTTAATTTCTGTTCTAAAGACAAACCCTAAGAATAATATTGAGAAACTTTCTGATGGTAGACTGTGAGTCTCGGATAGACTTAAAACTTGCCCTGGTCGGGAGCAAAACCCCTTATGTCACGGATAGACTTTAAAAGTACTGGTGGAGTCAAATGACCCCTATGAGTTTACGTCATCTCTAAAATGCCGTTGGTGCGGATGGAGGTTACTCCCGCCGAGTTTCTTGTTTTCTCGTACTCAAAACAAGTGGCGAGCCTGAGTTTCTTGAGAGGGGTTTACAAGACCCCTCTTTTTTTGTATAATAGAAAAAAAGATATTGTGTATGGGTATTGCATTGATCACAGGAATCACAGGACAAGATGGATCTTATCTTGCCGAGTTTTTGTTGAGTAAAGGGTATGAAGTTCATGGTATTGTTAGAAGAAGTTCTTTGATCAATACTCATCGTATTGATCATATCTTTGATAAGATCAAACTTCATTATGGAGATCTGAATGACTCTACAAACATTCTTAAGATTATTCAGAAAGTTCAACCAACGGAAATCTATAACTTGGCAGCGCAAAGTCATGTGAAGGTTTCATTTGAGATGCCAGAGTATACTGGAGAGGTAGATGCTCTAGGAACTCTTCGTCTTCTCGATGCCATTTGTATTCTTGGTCTCCAAAATAAAACTCGTTTTTATCAAGCATCAACTTCCGAAATGTTTGGTCTTGTTCAAGAGATTCCTCAGAAAGAAACTACTCCGTTTTATCCTCGTTCTCCATATGGGGTGGCAAAGTTATATGGACACTGGATCACTAAGAACTATCGTGAATCATATGATATTCATGCAAGTTCAGGAATTCTTTTCAATCACGAATCTCCACGACGAGGTGAAACTTTTGTAACTCGTAAGATTACCATGGGTCTTGCTGCCATTTATATCGGAAAGCAAGATTGTTTGTATCTTGGCAACTTAAATGCTCTTCGAGATTGGGGACATGCTGCAGATTTTGTTGAGGCTATGTGGATGATGCTTCAACAGGATGAGGCAGATGATTATGTTGTTTCCACAAATGAACAACATTCTGTGAGAGAGTTTGTTGAAAAATGTGCTCCTTATTTTGGAATGAATATTCGATGGGAAGGTGAAGATTTAGATGAAGTTGGCATCGATACAAATACTAATCGTGTTATCATTCGTGTAAGTGATCGATATTTCAGACCAGCAGAAGTAGAAACTCTTCTTGGAGATTCTACAAAAGCAAGAACAAAACTTGGGTGGTATCCAAAGACATCTTTTGACCAATTAGTAAAGGATATGTGTGTTAATGAACAAAGATAGTAAAGTACTAGTTGCTGGTGCTAATGGAATGGTAGGATCGGCAATCGTGAGAAATCTTGAAAGTAAAGGATACTCTAATATTATTAGAGGAACACGTAGTGATGTTGACTTTACAAATCAAGAAGAAACTGAAAGATACTTTTCTTCCGAAGAACCAGAATATGTTTTTGTTGCTGCAGCCAAAGTTGGTGGCATTATGGCAAACAACAACCATAAAGCAGAGTTTCTGACAGAGAACCTACAAATTCAAACTAATCTTATTCAGCAATCTTATAACTTTGGTATAAAAAAACTTTTATTCCTTGGGTCTTCTTGCATTTATCCTAAGTTTGCATCTCAACCTATTGCAGAAGATCAGTTGATGACTGGTCCACTGGAACCAACAAATGATGCATATGCTATTGCAAAAATTGCTGGAATTAAAATGTGCCAGGCATATAAAGAACAATATGGATTTAATGCAATCTCTTTGATGCCAACTAATCTTTATGGACCTAACGATAACTTTGATCTAGTAACTTCACATGTTCTTCCTGCGATGATTGCAAAGTTTCATGCTGCCCTTAATCATAGTGATCATTATGAAGTCAAACTTTGGGGAGATGGATCTTCTATGAGAGAGTTTCTTCATGTTGACGATCTTGCAGAAGCATGTTATATTTGTATGAAACACTATGAGGATAGTGATCATATTAATGTTGGAACTGGTGGAGATGTAACAATCAAAGAACTTGCTGAAACAATCGCAGATATTGTTGGATACAATCGAAATATTAATTGGGATGTAACGAAACCAAATGGCACTCCACGTAAAGTTCTAAATGTAGATAAGATTAAATCTCTTGGTTGGAAACCAACGATAAATTTGAGAGATGGTATTCGATCTACATATGAATGGTACAAAGAAAATCAATCTACATAATAAGGAGTAAAAAGTTTTTATGGAACAGTATGTAAAGAAGGCACTTGTACTTGGTGCTGGTGGTTTTATTGGAAGTCATATGGTAAAGAGACTGCGAGCAGAAGGATATTGGGTTCGTGGTGTGGATCTTAAAAAACCTGAGTTTTCTAAAACTCAAGCAAATGAGTTTATTGTTGGAGATCTTAGGGATGTTGCTTTTGTTGAAAGAGTTATTCAATATAAAGGTGATCGTGGAAACTTTTATAAGTTTGTTCCTTCACGATATCTTCAGGCATTTGATGAAATCTATCAGTTTGCTGCCGATATGGGAGGTGCAGGATTTGTATTTACTGGTGAGAATGATGCTGACATCATGCACAACTCAGTGTCAATTAATCTGAATGTACTTGAGTCTGTAAGAAAGTTTAATGATTTTCTTGGCAAGAATGTAACAAAGATCTTCTACTCTGGTTCTGCTTGCATGTATCCGGAGCATAACCAACTTGATCCAGACAATCCTGATTGTCGTGAAGAGTCTGCATATCCTGCTAACCCAGATTCCGAATATGGTTGGGAAAAACTCTTTTCAGAACGTTTGTATTTTGCTTATCATCGCAACTATGGTATTCCTGTACGTGTTGCTCGATACCACAATATTTTTGGACCAGAAGGAACTTGGACTGGTGGTAGGGAAAAGGCACCTGCAGCTATTTGCAGGAAAGTAGCAGAACTTCCTGATGTTGGTGGAACAATTGAAGTATGGGGTGATGGAGAACAGACTCGTTCATTCCTGTTTATTGATGAGTGTATTGAAGCAACTCGTCGTATGATGGATTCTAATTTTATCGGGCCAGTAAATATTGGTTCTGAGGAAATGGTCACTATTAATAAACTTGTAGATATTGCAGCAAATGTTGCTGGTATTCCTGTTAAGAAAACTCATAAACTTGATGCACCTCTTGGTGTTCGTGGTCGTAACAGTAACAACGATTTGATTCGAAAAGAGTTGGGGTGGGATTATACCATGACTCTTGAAGAAGGCATTTCTAAGACATATTCCTGGATTAAACAACAAGTAAGTCCGGTAACAGTAAAATATCATTCTGTCTGAAAAATGAATCGCATCTCTGACTATTTTGAACTTGAAACTCGTATCGTTTCTTGGATAAAAGATTATACAATTCAAAATAATATTAATTCACTTGTTATTGGAGTTTCTGGTGGTATTGATTCTGCAGTATCATCAACTCTTGCTGCCAAAACAGGTCTTCCCGTTTATGCTTTAGGTATGCCTATTCACCAGAAAGAAGATCAAGAAAGTCTTTCTGATGCACATCTAGAATGGCTTGAATCAAACTTTAGTAATGTGATTGTTAATAAGTTTGATCTTTCTAAAGTATTTGATACCTTCCAGTTTACGATGTGTGAATTGGGACATGACAAACATGCACTTGCCAATAGTCGCTCACGTCTTCGTATGGTGACTCTTTATCAGGTTGCTACTTCTGTTGGTGGTATTGTTGTCGGTACTGGTAACAAGGTTGAAGATTATGGTGTGGGGTTTTATACTAAATATGGTGACGGTGGAGTTGATATTGCTCCTATCGCAGATCTCTATAAGACTGAAGTTTGGGAACTTGGCAGACATTTTGGTGTAGATCAACGCATTATTGATGCCTCTCCTACTGATGGATTATGGGATGATGGAAGAACTGATGAAGATCAAATCGGTGCTTCTTATGCTGAGCTTGAAGAAGCTATGGAAACTGGCTCGGGACCAGGACTTGAAGCACTTCTTAAGTTCAGTCAAATGAATCAACATAAAATGAATCCTATTCCTACATTCAAACTATGAAAATTGGTGTAATTGGTGCTGGTAGACTTGGTATTTGTTTTGCTCTGTTGTGCGAAGCAGCGGGATATGATGTTCTCGTTTCAGATATCCTAGAGGATTATGTGAATGACTTGAATCAAAGAAAGATCAAGACAAATGAACCAGAAGTAGAAAATCTTCTTAAAGTTGCTAAGAACTTCAGAGCAACTACAAACAATAAAGAAGTTATTGATGAGTGTGATCTCATCTATACACTTGTTGCAACTCCATCTCTTGAAGATGGTTCTTATGATGTATCTAATGTATGGAAAGTTGTTGAAGATTTTCAGAATGTAACTAATAAAAAATATTTTGTAGTTGGATGTACGACTAATCCCGGTGACTGCAATAACTTTAAAAAACAACTTCCAAATAATGTAAAAGTTTTTTATAATCCAGAATTTATCGCACAAGGATCGATCATTAATGATCTCCGTATTGCTGATATGGTTTTACTTGGAGCAGATCCTTTCGCAGATAATGATAATGTTATTTCTGAAATTAGAAAGTTGTATGAAAAAATTCAAACAACTCGTGCTATTGTCTGCTCAATGTCAACAACTGCAGCAGAAATTACTAAGATTGCCATTAACTGCTTCTTGACCACTAAAATCAGTTATGCAAATATGCTTGGAGATGTTCTCCACCAGGCTGGATGTGGTGATGAAGTGACTTCAGTTCTTTCTGCAATAGGAACTGACAGTCGTATTGGAAGAAAGTATTTGGGATATGGATTTGGTTATGGTGGTCCATGTCTTCCTAGAGATAATCGATCTTTTGCATCTTTTGCTAAAAAAGTTGGATTGGAATATAATCTTGGAACAGTAACCGATGAAATCAATACTCAACATGCTAAATTTGTATGTGATTATTTTGAGAAGATGAATTCAAATAAGAAACCATTCTATTTTGATTCTATCACCTATAAAAAGGGAACAGATATTCTTACTGAAAGTCAACAATATCGTCTATGTTTAGATCTTCTTGATCGTGGTTATGTTGTTTACATTCGTAACGATAAGAAAGTAACCGACCAAATTTATGATAATATGATTACTTCTTATGGAGATAGAGTAAAATTTGTAGATAATACAGAAAATATAACTGAACCGTTTTTTGTTGTAAATTTATGATTGGATATAATCGTCTTGGGTCTAATGGTAGACTCGGAAATCAAATGTTTCAGTATGCAGGATTTCGTTGCATAACCGAAAAGCACGGATATGATTGGGTGATTCCTCCCCCTACAAGTAAGTATGAAGCAAATTATGGACTCTTTGATTGCTTCAAGATGTCAAGTGTAAAAGAAAAGAATTTGGGATTTGTTCCTTCTGGATTTCCAACATTCAAATCACCCACATTTACTTTCAATCAAGAACTTATAGATCAGTGTCCAGATAATTGTAATCTTGAAGATTATTTTCAAAGTGAAAAATATTTCAAACCAGTAGAAGATCTCATTATATCTGATTTTGAATTTATAGATGAGTATTTTAATCCATGTAAGGACTTTATCGATCAGTTTGAGGGAAAGGTAGTCTTTCTTCATGTTCGTCGGGGAGATTATTTAAATCTTCAAAACTATCATCCTACTTGTGGGATTGATTATTATCGTAGAGCACTAGAGGAGTTTCCTGAAGATTATCCAGTTCTTATATTCTCTGATGATATTTCTTGGTGTTCTGAACAAGAGATCTTTTCTGGTGATAGATTTTATCTCTCAGAAAATAATGAAAGATATTCTCATTTACATAAAGATGCTGACGGTCAGTTAAGAAATTCATTGATTCCTTATACTGATTTGTGCTTGATGTCTCTTTGTTCCGATGGTATAATAGCAAATAGTTCTTTCAGTTGGTGGGGTGCTTGGTTGATTAAAAACAAAAATAAGAAAGTTGTTGCTCCAAATTATTGGTTTGGACCTTCCGCAAATATAGATTCTAGTGATATTATTCCCGATGATTGGATTAAACTATCTTGGTAGGATGGGACAACTGGGCAACCAGATGTTCCAATATGCTGCAGTAAAAGGAGTTGCTAAGAATAGGAGATATGAGTTTACTATTCCACAACACGATAATGCTATTAAAGATTCTTTGGGGAACACTCTGAGAATTGAATTGTTTGATGCATTTGAAATCCAACCAGATGGTGTTGGGTTTCTTTTGGCTGATGGTGTCCGAAGTGAAAAGGATTTTACCTTTGATGAAGATATTCTTAATAATTGTCCAGATGGAGTTTCACTCGTAGGATATTTCCAAAGTGAAAAATATTTCAAACATATTGAAGATGATATTCGAAAAGATTTTACTTTTAAGAAAGAGTATTATGATGCTTGTGAGGAAGCAAAACCACTTCTAGATAATCCTGTTGCTTTACATATTCGTAGAGGGGATTTTATTATCAATCATAAAAATCATCATAATCTTTCAATGAGTTATTATGAAAATGCATTGAGAGAATTTGATAAAGATAGACAGGTTATCATATTTTCCGATGATCCTAAATGGTGTAAAGAACAAAAATTATTTGAAGATGATAGATTTTTAGTTGTTGAAACTGGAAACCCTTATGTAGATATGTGCTTAATGACCTTGTGTTCTGATTATATTATTGCAAACTCCACATTCTCTTGGTGGGGAGCTTGGTTATCGCATAATAAAAATAAGACCGTAGTTTACCCTGATAAGTGGTTTGGTCCAAATAACCTAGATAAATCTACTAAAGATTTGTTTCCTGAAGAGTGGAGAATGATTAATGAAAACTGATTTGAAAAATACAACTTTTATTATTCCTTTGAGGATTGATACTGGAGATAGACTTAGAAATATAATCCTTACAACATCATATCTCCTTCATCATTTTGATACTAATGTGATTATCAAAGAAGTTGATTCTGAACATAGGTTTGAAGAATATGCATTACCAATCATTAAAAGATTGGTTGATATAAGTAATCTTCGTCATATTTTTGAGGATGAAACTCGTACTGATGATGCATTTCATCGTACTAAAGTTTTGAATGATATGATAATGGAGGCATCTACAGAAATCGTAGTTAACTATGATACTGATATTATCCTTCCCTTAGATTCTTATACTCAAGCAGTTGATATGCTCCAAGGTGATTTTGATGTTGTATATCCCTATCGTTTTGGAACTCATGGTGAGAGAAAAGTAAACCTTGGATTTACTATTGATACTCAAGAAGATATGGATAACTTTGAGAATGGAGAGTTTGTATCTCGATTCGTAAGTTCATATTATAGTCCTGTATGTTTTGATGATCGTTTCTTCTACTATCCTCACAATCAAGGTGCTGGATGGGCAGAGTATGGAATGGTTCAATTCTTTAATCGTCAGGTTTATATTGACGGTTATCTTGAGAATGAGGGGTTTATTGCTTATGCGCCAGAAGATATAGAAAGACATCACAGATGGAAAGTTTTAGGTTATAATGTTGGTAGAGTTGATAACTATGCATACCATTTGGAACACCAAAGAACACAAAACTCTTGGTTCCATAATCCACATATGCAGAACAATAATCATTTGTGGGATTATCTAAAGACACTATCCAAAGAACAATTGATTGAATATTATGAAAATCAAGATTATGTAAAGGAGAGAATTGAATGAACTGGCATCTAGTTACATATTCTGATGAAAATTTTAAGAAAAAGCAACAGTTTCTTCATCAGACACATAAGGAGAAATTTATTCATCATCCATATAATCGAGAGTGGATAGTATCTACAGATTTTTATAAAGAAAATCAAAATATTCTGGATGATTCTAAAGGTGCTGGTTGGTGGATCTGGAAACCTTATGTTATCTTAGATACTATGAAAAATAGTAATGAAGGTGACTTTGTGGCTTATTGTGATTGTGGTGACATGTTCTCTCCTGGATTACAATCATACGTTGAAGCAACAGTTTCTGTTGAAGATATTTGTTTACTTCTTCTAGGAAATGACAAGAATAAAAAGTATACAAAGAGAGATTGTTTTATTGAGATGAACTGTGATGAGGATGATTATCACAACTCAACTCAACTTGAAGCTGGATTTATGGTTTGGAAAGTTTGTGATGAATCAATCAAAGTAGTATCTGAATGGTTGGAGTTTTGTAAAAATTCCAAAATTATCAATAATGATCCGAGCACTCTTGGTAATGAACTTCCTGGATTTATTGCACATAGAAACGATCAAAGTGTTCTAACTAATCTTGCTATTCGTGAAGGATTATCTGTGTCTGGTTCAGAATATAGAAATTATATTGAATGTGATTATGATTACTGGTACGAAAGAGGTGCTAGAGGTTATGGTAGAGAAATTGATTCGTTCTTAATCAGTATTAGAGATGCATAGTATTGTACTTACAGTTCATAATAAAGAGTGGTTGATTGATAAGGTAATTCGGGGTATAGTTGAAAATACTCTAGAACCTTACGAACTTATTGTAGTTATTGATGGGTGTACTGATAACTCTGAAAAAGTTATTTGGGACACTTTGAGCGGAACTCCTGTTAATAAAAAGATTCTTTATGCTCCTAATGTCTTTGAGACAACTGCAAATAATCTTGGAATGAAATCTTCGAATGGTAATAAGATTATCATCGTTCAAGATGATATGGTTATCAAAGAGAAAGGTTGGAATGTAAGAATGGAAAAACCATTCAAAGCATTTGACGATGTTTTTGCGGTGACTTCAAGAACTGCTCATAACTGGACTTTGAATCCAAACTCAAAACATCTTGGGATAGTTGATGACCTTGATAATTGTTGGTGTGATATTCTTGATCATGTAGACCATGCTGATAGGAAACATACTTTACCTAGAGATGTGTTTGCAGTTCGTTGTTCAGTTAATCGTGGACCTTTAATGATTGATCATGAAGATCTTAAAAAACTAAACTATCTTGATGAAGTGTTTGTTCCTCAAGATATGGATGATCATGATCTTTGTTATCGTGCATATAAAGAACTTGGAAAGGTAGTTGGTGCTTATTGGATTGATTATGAAAGTGAAGATTCTTGGGGAGAAACAAGAGTTTCTGGATCTCCTGCTTCATGGCTTTTGAAAGCACATCATAAGAATACAAAGATCTTTTATGATCGTCATAAGGATCTAATAAATACTCGAAGAATTATTGAAAATAGGGAATTGATTTAATGAAAATTGATTTGGATCGTTGGCAACTTGCTCAAGACACAGAATTTACACATCATCAAGATCTTAGATTAGAAGCATATAGTCATGCTTCTCGAATTATTGAAAGATATCTTGAGATTAACTATGAGGACGATTTTAAAGATAAGGTAATTGTAGAAGTTGGTGGGGGACCTAGAGGTTCTATTCTTCACACTAAAGGAAACTTTAAGAGAGGCATTCTCGTAGAACCTTTGATTGATCGTTGGCCTGCTGAGATCAGAAAGGATTATGAAGATATTGGGGTAGAAATTGTTGATGCTCCGTATGAAAATCTAGAGATTGATGAGCAAGTTGACGAAACTTGGTTTTTTAATGTTGTTCAGCATGTCATAGATCCAAAAGAACAATTGAACTGGCAAAGAAAACATCTAGAGTCATTCGTGTTTTTGAAAGTATTAACTGGCCAGCAGACACAGCACATCCTCATGTAATTACAAAAGAAACATTTACGGATGTTCTTGGTGATTTTGGTAAGATTTACAAAGGTGGATCTGAAAAGGGATTCCATGGTGCTGATTGTTATTATGGAACTTGGTATGCATCTGATAACGTTTAGTTTATTTGGTGATAATCCTCTTTATTGTGTTGGTGCAGTAGAAAACGCACGTCTTGCAAAAGAAATCTATCCAGATTGGATTGTAAGATTTTATGTTGCGGAAGATGTTCCTGAAGAGTATGTTCACCAACTCAAGGACCATGATGCTGAGGTTTTTATTTGTCGTAGGAATAACTCTTATGATGGATTGAACTGGAGGTTTCGTCCATTCATCGATGACTGTGTAGATTTCTGGATCAGTAGAGATTGTGATAGTCGTTTAAGTTGGAGAGAACGCAGAGCAGTTGATGAATGGATGCAATCCGATAAATCCGTTCATTTGATGAGAGATTGTCATAATCATGGATATAGTATTATGGCAGGAATGTTTGGTGTTAATAATAAACTTTTTCACGAACGTTATGGTAAGATTGATTTAGATAATCCATCAGCAATCAATCGAGAGGATGATCAAAAAGTTCTTCACAATTTAATTTGGCCTGTGATTAAGTTTGATCACTTATGCCACGATCACTGGAGACATTCAAAAGTCACGGGACAACTAACGTATCAATCTGGAGACCATGTTAGTTGGGAAGATGCTTATGGTGTTGGGTTGATTAACTATGTTGAAAGGGATGTTTATAATATTCATAGAGAAATCTATCCAACTCATCAAGATAGTCGTCCTTTTCCTGAACATGAACCTATGGAGTATGGAATATTTGTGGGACAGATTATTGAGGCAGATGGAAAACCAAGAATGAACACTGATGTTCGTTGGGAGTATGAACTGAGAGGATTATCTTATGAGTAAGTTTCATATTATTGGATCTGGAGCATGTGGATTTTTGAGAATTCATTACATTCTTAAGAACCATATGCCAATCAAATATAAAGGTGGAGGCCCCAAATATCAAAATAGTTTTGAGACCTGGAATAGTGATGGATTAATTTGGAATTCAGAATCTTTATCTAAAGAAGAAAGATTAAGAAGAGTTTCCTTACATGATACCACTACAAATATTACTCATTCATATCTGAAATATGTTCCAGAATTTCTTGAACTACATTCTGATATGAAATTTTTGTGTTTGAGGGGAAGGAGAGAACACTCTATTAAATCTCTTGCAACTTCGTGGGGTTATCGTAATCCTTGCTATGTCAAAGATAGGTCTCTTGGTATAGGACATAATCGATATGCAGTTGATCAGTTTCCAAACCTAAGTTCTTCTAAAGATGAATTCGAGGCTACAGAAAAATATTGGGATGAGTATTACAAGATTGCAAATGATCTTCAAGAAAAGTATCCAGATAACTTTCTGATTGTTGATTCTCCAGAGTTCTTTTATAATACTGAATATCAGTTGTGTATAATGGGATTCTTTGGTATTGATGTGAGTGTGAGTAGTTCTCCTAAAGCACTTCAACTTCCAGTTGATTTTAAAGAAGAAACTATCACTACTTCACTTCATGGTGGACTTGGGAATAATCTTTTCCAAATGGCAGAAGTAATCTCTTTCTGTAAGAAGTTTAATCTTCCAGAACCAAAGTTTGGAACTTGGGACTTATGGAATGGTGGTGGTAAGTATCCATCATCATATAATTGCGATAGATTACTTGGTGGTCATGATGGATCACATAGGGATATTACTTCTTGCTTTCCAAATCTAAATTGGCAAGGTAATCTTAAGGCAAACTTTGATACCAAGTTTATTATAAATGATATGTTCAGATTTTCTACTGCAGAAAATCTTGATTGTGTAAGGGAAAAACTATCTGTAGGAACTAAAACAAATCCAAATACAGCATCACTTCATCTTAGATTTTGCACTCGTCCCGCAGATGATCATGTGAATGGTTATGTTGATGATGAGTTTTATGAAAAGGCTCTGATGATGATTCCTCAGGACTCTACGGTTTATATCTTCTCTGACGACAATAAGATGGCAAAGAATAAACTCAGTTGGTTCCGTCAGAACTTTAATCAGAACTTTGAGATCTTTGTTGGAGATGCTTTCCAATCACTTAAGAAGATGGTAGAATGTGAGTATCATATTTTGCATGTATCTACCTTTAGTTTTTGGGCAGCATTCTTAGATTCAAATCAACCAAATGATAAGGTAATTTATCCGAAGTCATTTACACAAACTCATAGTGACAATATGATTCCATATAAAGAGTGGCAAATGTTATGAACTGTATCCTTTATCTTGTAAGATCTTCTGACCAAGATGTAGAAGATTTTAATAAGTCTTTAAGATTAGTAGAAGAAAATCTTATACCATATACTACTGGTACTGATGTATTAGTATTCTGTGAAGAGTCTTTTGATGAATACAAATCTAAGGTTAATACTAGTTTAAATCTTAGATATGAAACTATTGAGTTTAAAGTTCCTGATTATCCCAAAGAAATTCTAGATCAGATTCCCGAGTTCTTCCCACACCCTACTCATGGTAATGGTCCTGTAGCCTGGGGACATCCGGGATTTACGATGGGATATCGTCACATGTGTAGATTTTTCTCTGGGGAATTATATAATAATAGTGTTATAAAAGAATATAATTATTATTTGAGATTAGATACGGATTCTTTTATACATACTCCACTTAATTACGATATCTTTAAGTGGGCAGAGGATGTTGGATGTTACTATGGGTTTATTGCTCCTGCTATTCAGAAAGATAATCCAAAAGTAATCGAAGGACTTTGGCAAACAGTTAATGAACTAATACCAGAAAACTTTATTGGAGAAGGTATGATGTTCTATACTAACTTTGAGTTGGGTAAAGTATCATGGTTCTTGACAAGTGAGTACATGAGATTTTATAATGAGTTGGATAAAACTGGTGGATTTTATACTAAGAGATGGGGTGATGCTCCTATTAAATATCTTGGTGTAAATCTTCTTATGGAACCAGAGCACGTTATTCCAGTACAAGGTTTTACATATCAGCACGGTGCAGTTTATACAGTATAATGGATAAAAATAAATCAACTTTTAAACTTAAGAACTTTGGACCCATCTACTATCTTAATCTGGATGGACAACCAGAGAGGAGAGAGTATATGGAGAACCAGTTTAAGTACTGGGAGATTGAAAACTATACTTGTATCTCTGCATATGATGGTAGAGAAGATGATCTGAGTGACATCATCAAAGGTCGTTATCCCGAGATGATGACTTCTGGTGAGATTGGTTGTGTCACTTCTCACCTTAAGGCTATCAAACACTGGTATGAAACTTCTGATAGTCCTTATGCAGTTATCATGGAAGATGATTGCAACTTAGATCTTGTTAAGTTCTGGAACTTTACTTGGGATGATTTCTATTGTCGTATTCCATATGACTGGGATGTAGTTCAGATTGCCATCATTTGTACAGGAGATATTCACGTTAAAGTTCACAAGAGATTTGTAAATGAGTTCTCTACTGCTTGCTATATTATCACTCGTCACCATGCAGAAAAACTATTAAAACTTCATGTTCGTGATGATAAGTATAAACTTGATAATGGAGTAAAACCTCGTCCTGTTGCTGATGATCTAATTTACAATTCGGGAAATACTTATAGTGTCCCTCTTCTTCTTTATCGCATTGAATTGGGTTCCTCTATTCATCCGGAACATATTGATGCATTCCATCGTGGAAATTATGATGGACAGATGAATTTCTGGAGTCAAAAAGGAGCTCAATTATCTGTGGAAGAGTTGATGAATTATGATCCTTATCTTGGAAGAGTGGTAGAGAGTACCGTAAACACTTGACACCTTTGAAGTCATCCCTTATACTAAATAAGTACTTAAGAATTCTGTTGTAATTCTTAATCTTTGTCCTATAGTACAAACAAACAACAATCTATGAAATCCTTTCAACAACTGATGCTTGCACCTGTTGCTCTGGGAATGGTTGCTCCTGCTGCGATGGCCGCAGACCTTAATATGAATGAAGTCAACCAATATGCATCCCAAGAACAGGTAGTAAGTGTTACTCAATTTTCTGATGTCCAACCAACCGATTGGGCATATCAAGCACTCAGCAGTCTCGTAGAACGTTATGGTTGCGTTGCTGGTTATCCTAACGGCACTTTCCGTGGTGCTCGTGCCCTAACTCGTTATGAAGCTGCAGCACTTCTTAATGCTTGCCTTGACCGTGTAACTGAAGTTACCGACGAACTCAAGAAACTGCTCAAAGAGTTTGAAGCAGAACTTGCTGTTCTTAAGGGTCGTGTAGATGGTCTGGAAGCACAAGTTAGTGAACTTGAGGCAACCCAGTTTTCCACCACTACCAAACTGCGTGGTGAAGCAAACTTTGTGATTGGTGGTGTT